GGAGCCAATCCCTCGAATTATCTGTACTGAGGTTGCCTAACTATCTAAGCAGGCAAAAGCTTAAATAGACGTGGGGATATTATATACCATAAACTATTTAAGATGTACATAAAAAATACCGCCAATAGGTTTTATTGGCGGTGAGTGGGGCTATCGTTTTATGCGGGCTATTAATTTTGCTCTATCTTCAGCATTACGAGCAGCTATATATTCTGAAGTAGACATTTCAGAATAGGATTTAACGCTGTTTGTACCCCCAGTACCGTTAATCGGTCTAATAGGTTTAGGCGCTGTGCTTGATTTAGCATCTTGTCTTATAATTGACGCTAATCTCATTCCAGCTTGTATAGGTGACATATTAGATATTTCATAGGCAACATCAAGATTACGGCCTAATTGATAGGCTATATCAGGGCCATTTTCCATTCCTAATATAGCTTCTCTAATAGTCTGGTTCTGAGCTAATATCGGATCGGAAGTGATTCTTTCGATAATTGAATCATAATCCGCATATCTAACACGAGCTGCGGCTTCAGCAGTTTCTAATTTCGCTTGTGCAACTTGCTGCGTTTGCGCTCTTGCTCTTTGTTCGTATTCCTGAGCAACTGCTTGTTTAGCCTCCATAACCGCAGATTCACGGGTATATTGCATCATTGCGTCCATATACCGCGGATCGTACTGACCGCCTGCAAATTGCGATGGTTCAGGTGGCGCTAATGAAGTTGCTGGCTCTTGATTAGGTGAATACTGTCTAAGGATTTGCTCTTGCTTTTCAAGCATTTGCTCTAAGCGTTCAGCTTGCCTTCTGGCATCATGCTTATCTTTAGTCAGTTCATCAATCCGTTTTTTATACCAAGGGTCAGCTTCAGCAACTTCTTCGGTAGACTCTACCGCCTCAGATTCAACTTCAGATTCAACTTCTTGAACCACTACTGGACTTTCAATTTCAACTTCTTCGCTCATATAGATTCTCCTGGTTTAGCTTCGCTTGTTAATGCTGCAATATCGGGTTCCTTCCGCATAGCGCCTGGTCGCATAGGTTGACCTTGGGGTGCTTGACCTTGGGGTGCGCCTTGGCCTTGTGGTTGCATGGAAGGCTCCATTGCTTGCATTTCTAATCGTTCAAATTCTTCATTATTTTCTACTAATTCTTGAGTTCCCATCCCCATCATTAAAGTTAAATTCTCTCTAACCGCAGCCTGTAATTGACTATCAGTCATCATAATTTTACCTTCCACATCCATACGTTTAGTTTGGGCTTCAAACCATTCACGTTCTTGTTTTTGAAGTTCAATTGAGCGTTGGTCACGGAGTTGAGCTATTTCTTGGCTCATGTGTTCCATTTGACCTGCTAATTGATCCATCATTTGTTGAGCTTGTAAAACTTCAGGGTTAATTTTATCCCCGCTCTTAGCTTGAGCTTGCAATTGTGGGGGTAACATTGCTTGCAAACGCTTGCTAATTTCTTCAGCTCCAGGCCAGTCCATGTTCTTTACCATCAAATCGCCGATGATATTAAATAGTGCCGGATTTGCTTGGGTTAAAGTCAACATCATTGTGGCGGCTTCATCGCGTTTAGTTGCGTAAGAAGGGCCTGCATCGCAAACCACGTCATAACGTCCAATAGTTGGATTGAATATCGAATCAATAGCACTATTTTCAGTATTAGCTGACGGCGTTTGAATGTTAGGGTTAAGCTGAACAGTTCGTGGCGTTCCATCTTCACCTAAAATACGGGCGATTCTAGGACGATCATAGACTTTAGGAATCATATCCAACACGACACGTCCAATTTGACGAACTGAACGTGATAAGTTGTCCTGATAATGGAATGTATTAATATCAGCCTGTTTTTGCCTTAATAACAAGGCTCTACCAGACGTTTCGTTAGACTGAGCGCCTAGCGTTGGTTGGTAAATCCCCATGCTTTGCATGATGTCATTTTCAGCTAATTGAATAGCTTGCATGATCGCAGGGCTAGATTGTGGAGGCATCGCCCGTTGAGGTGAGCCAACAGGTGTTCCAGCTATCGATACAGGGTCATATTCGAGGTATGCGACTGATTCTTTGTTTACCCTTCCCCAATTAGGGTCAGTTTCAAATTGCCCTGCTACCCCTATAAATGGAGCTTTAGGAGATAAAGCGACATTTTCAGCATTAGCAGATAAATAATAGTTATATAGGCGTTGAGCATCTTTAGCATTGCGGATTAATCCTGATAAATAGCGTCTACCTTGTAGCCATAATTCATGTCCAATAACTGGAACAATAGGTATAAACTTCGTAGGAAGCTCACCACGCTCTAAAATAGTATCGCCAGTAGCCTTACACCACATACAGCGTTTTTTATCCGCTATACGCACCTGTGAGGGGTCTTGTGGGTCAGTTATCTCAACTTCTTCATGCTCTATATAATAGTATTCAGCAATACGAACACTGTCCTTGGTAAACCAACCTTGAGCATCACCATTACCCGCATCATCAAAATGCGTTTCTTCAACACCTGGGTACAAGCGCTCAAATTCATCTTTAGATATTTCTTCAGCTAAAATACACCATTCGGCATCAGAACCATCGGGCGATTTGCTGTGCGGATCCATGTACACCTTAAAAGGGTCAGGAATACGGTCAATGTAAATCTCTTGGTCAAAACTAGAATCATCAGTCCAGTCGTTACGAATACGCACATAGCCAACACCCATATCCACTTGTGATTCCACAGCCGTATCATAAGCCATACCCGCATTGCTGTTGTCCTGAATGTGACGAATCAGCCCTTGCAGCACTTCCGCTGTTTCCTGATCGGCTTCATCGTTGACCGGACGAATACGAATACTCGGTGTGTTCTGACGAATCTCATTGACCACTCGATCACGGTACTGAAGCAATCGGTTAATCACCAACATGGGGCGTTCTTTACCTGGGCGATTACGGTCATACTTTGCAGACTCAGGCCATTGATCACCTAATCGTGCAAAACGAACGTCATCCAGCATTTCCTGTCTATTTGTAGCCGTAAACTCTATAGCTGAACTAAAGCGTTCGCGTATGTCCTTTAGCGTATCTTCATCCATTTGATCTTGGTCTAAGGTTTCCTCTACCTCTACATCCGCATCTTCAAAGGACGCCATTATCGAATCTGTATCTAAATTTGCCATCATAATTCCTAAGCTATTAAAATATTAAGCGCCCATCCAAGAACCACCGCTGCCCCCGGATGAATTGTTTGATCGTTGTTCGCGTTGCTCCCGTTGTTCGCGTTGGGCGACAGGAAAAGCAAAAGTAACCGCTAATGCGTCCGCTGCATCAGGTGAGGCTAGGCCCCTAGACCGCATTTCTTTCTTACCTTCTAAGAAGATTGTACCTGACGAATTAGGTTTCTTCATAGGCCCTATTAAATCTGACTTCAGTTGCCTATCCTCCTTAATACTGGCGGTTTTCAACCAATCCCTCATGGTTCCCCACATCTCTGCACGTTTGTTGCCCCACATGATAGCATTAGTCGCCTTCCAACCAAAATTCACGCCCCTGACCTTGTACCGTTGCTCCACCAGTCGATCAAGAATACCATACCCCAGCCCTCCTTCATCAATCACCGTCAGCGTGGGGCGGTACTGTTCAATCGCCTCAATCACCCGTCCAACAATCGCCATCGTATCTTCACCGGAGTAGCGCTTAATGTTGATGATGTCACGCCCTTGCCTGACCACAATCACCGTTGAGTCAGCCCCGCCTCTAGCAGGATCGACACCAATAACAATAGGAGCAGTCGTATCCTTATACTGAGGACGCTGAAACGCATCTTCGATAATGTCAGGCGAAATGAACTGATCCTCTCCCGCTGACGGAAATTCACCGTACACTTCCACTCGTGCCTGGGAGGAATCTTCACCATACTCCGCAATGATCTGCTCATACACTTGCTTGTCGGTGTCCTCGACAGTTCTTGCGTCCACTGTCCGACTTTTCCAAAACGCCCGTTTACCATGAAAGCACTCGAAAAAGTACCCTTCATTCCGTCTAGGGTTACTAAAAGCAAACCAGTACCGATCAAGAATGTTCTCGGTAAAGAAACCAGCTCCTACTGACCATATCTCATTGGGAATACCTGATGCTTCATCAAAGATCAGCATCATTCCGTCATGATTGTGAACACCCGCATAACTGTCGGGGTTCTCTGCGCTCCACAGTTTCCCTTCTGCGCCCCAATACCGTGTCCCCTTCTTCAGTTGATTTTCCACCAGCGTGGTCAACCATGTAGCAGGAGCCATCTTTGTAGCAGATAGTTCAAACCAGTGCGTGTTGATCGACATGGCGTACCACCGTGACAGTTCACCCCAAGTCACGGACTTTAGCTGAGATTCCGAGTTAGCCGACACGATCACCGTTGAGCCGACTCGTGTGGTCAACATCCACAATATTAACCACGCCACTAACGCTGACTTACCAATACCACGCCCGCTGCTGACAGCTGACCGTAGAGTTGACATGTCGATCTCACCCTTATTCTCCTTAATGTGGTTGGCAATATCCCTTAGCACTTCGCGTTGCCATTTCCTTGGCCCGTGAAAGTGTTCTAGTGGGGTGTTCTTCTTCCCCCAAGGAAACACGAACAGCACGAACGCTTCGGGATCATCCGCTATCTTTGGCGACCATAACTCCACCATCAGCGTTTGTTCTTCGTCTGGTCGGTATATTGGTTGTTGTGCCATTAATGTCCTTGGTTAGTGTAACTTGTGCGTGTGGAACGTCGACTACCATCTTTTCCATGACGCGACTACGCGCTTCATCTAGGGCAGATTGTATATTGATAGTTTCAATTGACATGGATATTTCCTGTTTGGCAGTCCAACCATGAGCGTGTTGCAGGATTGACAGCGCCGCTTTAGCGTCACCGTTTCTGGCAGCTTCTCTTAACTGAGTTGACGCTTCCAATTCTCCATCGGCTGCACCTTTTAAAGCTGCCATTTCAGCAACAGGGTCGAGCTGACATAACTGTCGATATTCGGAGGGTAACATTCCTGCGGCTAAGGCGAGCTTGTCACCTTTCAACCCCAAGGCGGCAGCGTCATATATTTGTTGCAAACGCCATTCGGTGGCTTGCACTTCTCTTGGAGTGAAGGGGATCGAAATCATCGTCTGTCCTTGTGTAAAGTTGTATTTAACATCATTTCCATTTAGTAGTAAAGTTTTTTACATCTTCACTGAAATTTTTAGGGGTTAGCGTTTTATTTTTTAAAAAAATTTTTAGGGGGGGGTTTAGCTTTTCATTTTAAAAAAAAAATTTACTGAGGGGGGTGGACATGGGCGACGGACGGTTCAAAATCCCCCTTATACCCCCCATCAAACATGCCAGGTTACGTTATAACATACCATTCTAGTCTAAGCTATTGATTGATATACAATTTACGGTTTTAGTATTAAACCTAGCGGCCATTCAAGAACGACAGCCGGACTTGAATTGGCTTGCAAGTTATTGTTATCTTTAATGTTTTGCATTGGTGCTTTATAAAAGTACACGATTTAGTACACACTTTTGATTTATGTATCATATGTATCATTGTTTAAAAGTTGGTGTTATGTATCATCTGTATCATTGTTTTTTATGTTATACATTTGATACATAGATGTTTTGCGCCTGTGAGCTGCAAATGTATTTATGTATAATATGTATCAAATGG